TCTTTCAGGTGGAGAAGGTTCAATTCCTAAAACTTCATTTGGTGCACAAGGTGATTATGTAGTTAATGCTACAACTACGTACAATGATTTTTACTTCAAAGACTATAATAATACTTGGGTTAATATAGGAACAGCGGCTTGGAAAAAAGCCAATGCTACAGTAACAAGTACAATAGCAAATCCAACAGTTACAAATAGTAAAACAATGCTTATTAACAATACTCCAGTAACATCAGGTGGTACAGATGTTGCGGCAGTTGTTACGGCAATTACTGGTAATGTTACAGGAATTACTGCTAGAGCAGTAGCAGGTAAATTAGAAATTTACAGTGACGGAACAGATGGTTCTTATGCAGATACAGTTGTTATAGCAAACGGTGGTGGTACTCCAGGATTAGAAATAGAATTAGGAATTACAGCAAGTACTTACAATATGCCTCAATATAAAGATCAAGCTCATACTAGTGTTCCAGATTTCAAAAATCCAGCAGGTGGAAATGGTGCTTCAACAGGAAGACCAACAGGTTCTATTTGGCTTAAAACAACAACTCCTAATTTAGGAGCTGATGCAGAAATTAAAAAATTTAATGGTACTACTAAATTATGGGAAGATATAACAGCAACTTTACATTCAAGTGGTAACAATGCTATCTACAATTTAGATAGATCTGGTGGCGGAAATAGTCTTGCTGTTGGTACAATATATTTAAATCATAATAATGGTACAACAGAATCAGACCTAAGACCATACAGAAGAGCAAATTCAGGTAACACATCAATTACTTCAAGTGTAATTGCAACGCAAGTAACAGGCGGTACATACGCATTTAATATTGCTGAATCAATAGTTGGTCAAGATGCAATGTCATCTGCGTCTACTATTTCAGTAACAACTACAGCGGCTACAACAGATGCTGATATTATTGCGGCAGGAATTAATGGTGCAGGAATGGTTAACGTTAGTGCAACTGTTGACAGTTTAAACAGAGTTGTAATTTCACACAATGACGGTGGTGAAATGCATATTACTGATACTGGCGGAGTGTTAGCACTTGCTGGTTTCTCAAGCACAACAACTAATATGGAATATGAGCCAGGTACAGATGCGGCAACAAATCCTAAACAATGGAGAGCTTCTAACTGGAAAGTATTAACATATACAGCTTCAGCAACGGCTCCTACAGCACTTGCGGCAGATGGTCAACTTTGGTATTCTTCAATAATTGATTCCGTTGATATAATGGAACACACTGGTTCTAAATGGGATGGATATTTAACTGTAAATGCAGGAACAGATCCAGCAGGACCACAAGTAAAAGCTACAGCACCTACTACACAATCAGATGACACAGTACTTGTAGCAGGAGATATTTGGATTGATTCATCAGACTTAGAAAATTATCCTAAAATTAATAAATGGAATACAACTTCTCTTAAATGGGTTGCAGTAGATAACAGCGATCAAACAACAGAAGATGGAGTAGTATTTGCAGATGCTAGAAGTTCAACTGCAGGTGCAGATACAACAGATGCTACAATTGTTGCTTTATTAACAAGTGATTATGTAGATACTGATGCTCCAGATCCAGCATTATATCCAAAAGGAACATTACTAGTCAACTTACGTAGAAGTGGATTTAATGTTAAGAGATTTGCAAGAAATTATGTAGATACTACAGCTAGTAACGTTAGAATGGCTAACGCATCAATGAGTGGTTACTATGCTCACAGATGGGTTACAGAATCAGCTAATAATTCAGATGGTTCTGGTGCATTTGGACGACACTCACAAAGAAAAGTTGTTGTACAATCACTTCAAGCAATGGTTAATAGCAACCAAGATATTAGAGATGATGAATCTAGAATATTCAATTTAGTTGCGGCTCCAGGTTATCCAGAATTAATTGGAGAACTAGTTAGCTTGAATACTGACAGAGGATTATCAGCATTTATAGTTGGTGATGCTCCATTTAGATTATCTTCAGATTCAACATCATTAAGTAATTGGGCAACAAACATTAACTCAGCAACTGAAGACAACGACAAAGGTCTTGTAACTTCAAATGATTATCTTGGAGTATTTTATCCATCAGGATTTACAAGCGATAACTTCGGTAAAAATGTAACTGTTCCAGCAAGTCACATGATGCTTAGAACGATTGCTTTAAGCGATCAAGTTTCTTTCCCATGGTTTGCTCCAGCAGGAACTAGAAGAGGTACTATTACAAATGCTACTTCAACTGGTTATATTAATAGCGAAGGTGAATTTACTTCATCAGCATTAAATGAAGGTCAAAGAGATACATTATATTCTAATAATGTTAATCCAATTACTTTCATAACAGGTGCAGGTTTAGTTAACTATGGACAAAAAACTAGATCAGGTGCAACATCATCTTTAGACAGAATTAATGTTTCAAGATTAGTAATTTACATTAGAAGTCAATTAAACAAATTGGCTAGACCTTTTGTGTTTGAACCTAATGATAAAATTACAAGAGACGAAATTAAAGCTCAAGCAGACAGCCTATTACTTGAATTAGTAGGTAACAGAGCATTATACGACTTCTTAGTAGTGTGTGATGAATCAAATAACACACCTGCAAGAATAGACAGAAACGAACTTTATTTAGACATAGCAATAGAGCCAGTTAAAGCAGTGGAATTTATATACATTCCATTAAGACTTAAAAATACTGGTGAAATAGCAGGTTTATAATAAGATAAATACTATAGGAGAAACAAATGAGTATATCGACACTATCAAAGATCACAGTACCATTGAATTCTAGCCAATCAGCTAGTAATCAAGGTCTATTGATGCCTAAATTACAATATCGTTTTAGAGTATCATTAGAAAACTTTGGTGTATCAACTCCTACAACTGAACTAACAAAACAAGTTGTTGATGTTACAAGACCTAATTTAACTTTTGAAAACACAACAATAGATGTTTACAATTCTAAAGTATTTTTAGCAGGTAAACATACTTGGGAACCAATTACTTTAACATTAAGAGAAGATGTTGCAAATAACGTTCAAAAATTAGTTGGAGAACAACTACAGAAACAATTTGATTTCTTTGAACAATCTGCGGCGGCTTCAGGTGCAGATTACAAATTTGTAACTAGAATAGAAGTAACTGATGGTGCAAATGGTGCCAATGTAGTTAATATTTTAGAAACATATGAATTATATGGTTGCTATGTTCAATCAGCAAACTATAATACTTTAGCATACAACTCTAGTGAACCAGTAACTGTTACGTTAGTAATGCATTATGATAATGCTATACAAACACCACAAGGTACAGGAATAGGTACGTCAGTGGGCAGAACAGTTAATACTTTAATCACTGGTGGCGGTGCATAATAACAAAATTTAAAATTCCACTAATAGAGGAGGCGCTATGGCGCCTTTTTTATTCTCTGCCCTGTTTTTCTACTCGATAAATACTGTATATGGCAAATTTACTAAACGGATTTTTGGATAACTTAAAAAGCGGTGTCCTGTCACCAAAAGGTAATCTTGGTGATTTCGCTCACGCGGCTAGATTATATGTAGACGATAGTTTTAGACTTGCTCCAAAAGTAAAATTTTTATATCACGTAACATTTAATTTAAATAAGAATATTCCAATAGCAAATCCTCCAATATGGAAACACGGAACAGAATTGAATATGTTAGTAAAAGGTGTTGAATTACCTAAATATTCTATTGATACAGACACAGTTTTTGCATATAATAAAAAAAGAAAAATTCACAAAAAAATTCAATATGATCCTATAAACGTTGTATTCCATGATGACAATTATGGTGTAACAACTGCATTATGGGAATGCTATTTTAGATATTATTTTAAAGATGGTAATTATGGAGCTCTTAATACTATGGGGCATCCTGATGCAGGTATACCTAGAGAATTTAATAGAACACAAGGAGGTCCATTTAATAGAGGAAATTCTTATTTGTCATCCACACATAATAGATATAGATTTGGTTTAGATGCAGGATCTTATGAACCATTTTTTCATAGTATTCAAATATATCAAATGGCTAGAAAAACATTTACTTGTTTTACATTAGTTAATCCTATAATTTCTAGTTGGACACATGATTCACTTCAAAATGGAGAATCAGGTCCATTAACAAATATGATGGGCATAGAATATGAAACTGTATTTTATAGCAGAGGTAAAGTAGTTCAAGGTAGTGCACCTAAAGGATTTGCTTTAGAACATTACGATAAAACTCCAAGTCCTAATTCATTAAGTGGTGGCGGAACTACAAGTGTATTTGGTCAAGGAGGAATATTAAGTGGATTATTTAATGACGGTACAGGACCTAACACATACATAGGCAGTCAATTAGGTGCAGGTGGAGGTAAAATGACTTTAGGAACTATTATAAGAACTGCTAATAGAATTAAAAATGCTAAAAATTTATCTAAAGGTGGATTAATGCAAGAAGGTTTTAATATACTAACAGGTGCAATTGGAAAAATAGGTGGTACATCTGATTCTTCTTATGGTGTTGCTAATACTGTTATTGGTAGATCAGTACAAAATGTTAGAGGTGGAATAGTTAAAGCAATTAAAGGATTAAAATAATATGTCACAAAATATACCAAGTACTACTGAAAATAATTCAGAAACTTCAGTAAAACAATTTTTTAATAAATTTTTTACAGAGACTATAACATTTCCTAGTAATCAAGTAGATGCAGTTGTAGGATTTTTTGAATCTAAAGGATTTGATAAAGTTGCTAGTATAAGCACAGCTACAATTTTATTGCAACAAGCAAAAATAGATAATGTAAATGTATTTCAATTAATTGATACATTAAAAGGATTAGAAACAGCTAGATTAAGTTACATGGTAACAGAAGTATTAAATCATAATAGATCAAAAATTTCATCTTTAGGTTATAAAATAACCGATTCAAACGAGGCCACTCAAAAAAGAAATATAGTGGTATAGTCCATGAAGCGTTATCTAAGTGGCAAATTCAATCCTAAAAATCCTGGCAAATACATAGGTAATAGATCTCCTTTATATAGATCAAGTTGGGAATTCGCTTTCATGAGATTCTGTGATGAAAGTCCTAGTATTAGTAAATGGGCCAATGAAGCAATTAAAATTCCTTACAAACACCCTTTCACAGGAAAGTTTTCAATTTATGTTCCTGATTTCTTTATAGCATACACAGATAAAAAAGGAAAAAGCCACGCAGAAGTTATAGAAATTAAACCTGAAAATCAAACTAAAAAAGAAAGTTTAGGTGAAAGCAAAGCTAATAAAATACACTATGTCATCAATCAAGCCAAATGGCATTCCGCTATAGCATGGTGTAAAAACAAAGGTTTTAGATTTAGAGTTGTTAATGAGAAAGACCTTTTCCATACTGGAAGACGCGGATAAAATTCTAAATAAATATAGTAACATATAATTATGACCAAAAAATTAGAAGAATTATTGGATTTGCCTGAATCTAAAGAAATAGTAGATGAAGAAAAAGCTAAAGAAGAAGAAAAAGCTGACATTAAAAAAGTAAAAATTGAAGACCACGAATCTACTAAAAGGAACATAGCAGAATTAGACAAAATAACATCCGCTTTACCTCAAGTAAAAGGACTAGGAGATATGACTGATACAGAGGTAAATGATATTAGTTCTAGAGCCATTGATGCATATGAAGATTTAATGGACTTAGGTATGAACGTAGAAAGTAGATATTCCTCTAGAGTATTTGAAGTAGCAGGACAAATGCTTAAAACAGCCCTAGATGCCAGGGTAGCTAAAATAGATAAGAAGCTTAAAATGGTTGATTTACAGTTAAAGAAACAAAAACAAGACTCTAAACAGGGTGTTGATGACACTACTAACATAGTACAGGGCGAAGGATATGTCATTACTGACCGGAACAGTTTACTCGAGAAGTTGAAGAAACTGGCTAAATAATGCATATGAGCAAAAGTTTTAAAGAATATCTAGCTGAAAGTAAAAGAACTTACAATTTTAAAGTAGGTCTAGCAGGTGATCTTGCAGAAGGTACTGTTGACAAACTTGAATCAGCTATGCAGAAATACAGTGTAGTTAAAATGAGTAATGGCAAAAAAACGCCTATTCAGAAAAAAGCATTAGATTTTCCTGCATTAGAAAATACAGAAGTTACATATTTTGATATTGAAGTTGAATATCCAACAACTACTTCTGTACTTGAAGAATATTTAAAACATACATTAGGTTTAGCTGAAAATCATATAGTAGTTAGAAAACCTGGTGACCCTTTAGTTGCTCAACAAGAAGAGCCAAAAGCAGGTGACGGAAAAGCTAATTTAGAAAGTGAATATCCTAAAGCTGATCCTAAAGCACAACAAACAGTAGGCAGTTCTAGAGTAATGGAATTACTTAAAGATTTAGAAAAAGCTAGAAAAGAAAGACCTAAAGAAGACGCGGCGGATGCCATTAAAGATATTAAGGCTCCTAAAGATGCAAAGATAATGGAGAGATAAAAAATGGATATTAGAGATTTTATAGGTAAAGTAAACAAGATTCAAAGCAAAGAAGAAAACAGAAAAGAAGCTAATAAAGAAACGATAAAAGAGTCAGTTCAGTTTTCTATGGTTGGTGACAATCTTGGTGACATTCAAAACTTTTTACAAATTTTTAAAAACGCAGGAGTAGAAGCACCAAAAATGGATGCCGCTACTACTACACAAGACGTAGAAGATATAGTTCAACCTGAAACAGATGCTACTGAAGATAAAATTCCAGGAGATAATGAAACTAATTCACCTCATCCAGAAGTTAAAGATACAAACTTTATGACAAAGGATATCGCAGGTGGTATTAATAAAGCTAAAAAGACTTATCCAAAAGTTTCATCTGGAGACAATCCAATGGCTATGGAACAAGAAACTGTTGATTTTGTTGCAAAAGTTAAAGAAGATATAGCAAGTCAATACAAAGAATACAAAGCAAAGTAGTTTTCAAAACATATTCCACCCCCCAGTTTACTACTAAATATTAGTATGTCAATGAAAAGTTTAGATGGTGTATTAACCAAAAAAGCACACCTTAAGGAAAAATTTACAGAAAAACAACTAGCAGATCTCACTGAATGTACAGATCCAGAGCAAGGGTTTAGACATTTTGCTAAAAATTATTTTCATATTCAACATCCAGTAAAAGGTAAATTACTATTCGTACCTTATGAATACCAAGATAGACTTTTAACAAGTTATCATAATTTTAGATTTAATATTAATATGCTACCGCGACAAAGTGGTAAAACTACTTCAGCCGCTTGTTATCTATTGTGGTATGCTATGTTTCATCCAGATCAAGTTATATTAATAGCCGCACATAAATTTGCAGGCGCTCAAGAAATTATGCAACGTATTCGTTATGGATATGAATTATGTCCTGATCATATTAGAGCAGGTGTAATAAATTATAACAAAGGTTCTATGGAATTTGAAAATGGAAGTAGAATAGTTAGCACAACAACAACTACAAATACTGGAAGAGGTATGGCAATATCATTATTATATTGTGATGAGTTTGCTTTCGTAAATGCCAATATAGCTAGAGAATTTTGGACTTCTATTTCACCAACATTAGCAACAGGAGGTAAAGCAATAGTTACATCAACTCCTAATTCAGATGAAGATATGTTTGCAACTTTATGGAAACAATCTCAAGATAAATTTGATGAACATGGTAATGAAGCAGAACTTGGGGCAAATGGTTTTCATGGTTATACTTGTATGTGGAATGAACATCCGGATCGTGATGAAGAATGGAAACAACAAGAATTAGTTAGAATAGGAGAAGAAAGATTTAGACGAGAATATGGTTGTGAATTTTTAGTTTATGAAGAAACTTTAATTAATAGTATTTTCTTATCAACGTTAGAAGGAAAAGAACCTATATTGAATATGGGACAAACACGTTGGTATGAAAAAATTAATTCAGAAAGTATTTACGTAATAGCATTAGATCCTGCAATGGGTACCGGTGGTGACAATGCCGCAATCCAAGTTTATGAATTACCTAGTTACAAACAAGTCGGCGAATGGAAACATAATATGACTGGTATACCACAACAAGTTAGAATTCTAAAAGACATTTCAACTTATATAAAAGATGAATCAAGAAATCCTAATGGTTCAAATATATATTGGAGTGTAGAAAATAATACAATAGGAGAGTCAGCATTGTTAGTAATTCAAGACTTTGGTGAGGACACTATACCTGGTATGTTTGTAAATGAGCCTATTAGAAAAGGTCATATTAGAAAATTTAGAAAAGGATTTAATACAACACACAAAACTAAAATAAGTGCCTGTGCAAGATTAAAATCTATGATAGAAAGAAACAAAATGACAGTTCATAGTAAACCACTAATTAGTGAACTTAAATCTTATATAGCATCAGGTTCCTCTTATAGAGCTAAAACGGGTGAACATGATGACCTAGTTAGTGCATCTTTATTAGCTATGAGAATTATACAAGTATTAAAGGATTGGGATCCTAAAGTATATACGTCATTTAGCCAGGCAGACGAGGATACAACAGAAAGAGTTATACCACTGCCGGTGTTCGCAAGTTACACAGGTTGATAAATACAAGATATATGAATACAAAAGTAGTTGCAAACGATTTATTCAATAAAATTAGGGGACGATTTCCATCTGTCACTTTGGGCAATGATGCGGGAGAAGTTACTAATAACCCCGAAGAAGCACGTTATTTTGACTTCGATTTTAAGGAGGACGGAAAGCAACTAGGAAAGGTAAGTATTAGTATAGACGACAAAGATGGTCTAGTAGTACTACATAATACGGATTTTATAGAAAATGCCGATAGTGGAGTAAAGCATAAGTGGTTTGAGTTTCTTAAAGAACTAAGAACCTTTGCTAAAGCAAGAATGCTTAATTTTGATACAAGGGATATTACTAAAAGTAACCTTGAAAAAAGAGACTATCAGTTTTTGAGTCAAACACGGAGAGATGGCAAGGAAAATAATATGAGTGAGTCTAATATATACGGAACTACAAAAACTAGTTTTCAACCTATTGGAAATGCACGTTTAGTTATTAAACATTCTGCTCCAATAGATATGACAGTTGGTGGTGGTAGATCTCGAAGAATAGAATCTTTATTCATTGAAAGTCCTACAGGAGAAAGATTTAGATATCCCCTTAAACATCTTAATGGTGCGAGAGCAATGGCACAACATATTTCAAATGGCGGTGTTCCTTATGATGATTTTGGGAAACACATAGCAGGATTAAGTGAAGAACTTTCAAAATTAAAACAATTTAAAACATATATTAATCGTTCAGCTGTAATGGCAGAAGGTCTTAAAGGTTATCTATCTATTGTAGATGAAAGAGTAGAAGAAATTAAAAGTACCTGCCAAAAATTACAAAAAAATTCATATTATTCAGAAGCAATTAAAGATTACAAAACAACAGAAATTAAAGAAGTACCAGAAGAAATTAAACAAAATTGGGTAGACGAATTAACAATTAAAACTTTTAAAGAAGAATTAAAAGATGTATTTCCTTACATTTATAATTTAGTTTCAGAAAAAACATCATCTACAGAAGTTACGCCAGAAGATTTTGAAGAAGCAGGAGGCTTTCAAGGAGAAACAGAACCTCATATGCTTCAGTATGATTTAGCAGGTGACTACGATAGAGAAAGAGGCGTATCAGATCAAGACGCTGAAGCAATTAAAGCCAAATTAGCAGACGCTGGTATTACAGCAGAAGTACATCCAGATGAAATGCGTTATAATGGAGTTCATATTCATACATTATCATCTGCAGAAGAAGTAGAAAAAGTTTTAGGTGATATGATTGAACATATTGCTGACATAGGAGATTTTGATCAAGCATTAGATTCTATTGTGGGCGAAGCAGAAAATGGTTTATTTTCATCTGATCCTGAAGAAGCTAAACAATCATTATCAACATTAAATAATTTAATGGACAAACATTTCCCTGCAGGAGTAAATGGTGTTAATGGTTTAGAAAGTTTACAAGGTATTATCGACGATAAAGAATTAAACGATCAAATAGTGTCAATGGGTAAAGAAGATAGTGATACTTGTATAAGAGGTACAATAATGAATTATATTAAAAGCAAAAGACCAGATTTAGCTCAAAGTATTAATGTAGGCGATATGAGACCAGAAGGAGAAACATTAACTTGGGAAAATATTAAACCTTATGTATCTGTACAAAGAGACGCCGATAATAAAGTTCAATATCATGTATTAGACAAAGATGAAAAAGACATATTTGTAACACATGATTCTAAAGAAGCAACACAATTTTTAAGAAACAATTTTAATGACTTAAGAAAAGGTACAGCAAAACCAGAAATGCCAGCAGGTTGGGAAGATGATTCCGGTAATGTTTCTATAATGAAAGGACCAGATGGCAAAATTAGTTTAGAACCAAAGAGTGATGGTCCAGGAAAAGAAGAAGAACCAAAACTTGATGATCCAAAAAATTTAGATGAATTTATTAAAAGCCATTTTGATTATACAACTAACAATTTTCCAAAAGGTGAAACAGGTCTTTTAACAGCAGTTGAAAAAAGATTTGGTGAAAAACACGTAAGAACTGCTGAAGCTATTATCCAAAAATTAATGACGGGCCAAGATAGAGAAATTAATAGAATAAAAAAATTGGCTGGCGTTTAATCCTAAAATATTATCCAAAAAAAATACTTGACTAAATAACAATGTTAATATAGTATTGACATTATGCTTGTCTTATGCTACATTAACAATAAGGCACAATTAACAAAGGCTAAAAATAGGAGGCTTATATTATGGCAACATTAGCAGACATTCGTGCAAAACTTAAAGAACAAGAAGCACGACAAGGCGGCGGAAGCCGATCAGGCGGAGACAACGCCATTTTTCCATTTTGGAATCTGAAAGAAGGAGAGCAGGCAACTGTTCGTTTCTTGCCGGATGGAAATAAAGAAAACACTTTTTTCTGGAAGGAACGTTTAATGATTAAACTACCTTTCCAAGGTATTAAAAGTGATACAGACTCTAAACCGATACAGGTTCAAGTTCCATGTATGGAAATGTATGGAGAAACTTGTCCTATACTATCAGAGGTTAGAGGATGGTTTAAAGATCCCAAGTTAGAGGATATGGGAAGAAAATATTGGAAGAAAAGATCTTATATCTTTCAAGGTTTTGTTGGAACAAATCCTTTAAATGAGGAAACTACACCAGAAAATCCAATTAGAAGATTTATAATTGGACCACAAATTTTCCAAATTATCAAAGGTGCATTAATGGACCCAGACATGGAAGATTTGCCAACGGATTCAGTAAACGGTGTTGATTTTAGAATAATCAAAACTAGCAAAGGTGGCTATGCAGATTATTCAACTTCGACTTGGTCAAGAAAATCAAGACCACTTTCTGAAGAAGAAACTAAAGCAGTTGAACAACATAGTTTGTGGAACTTGAGCGACTTTCTTCCAAAGAAACCATCTGAAGTAGACGTTAAAGTAATCAAAGAAATGTTTGAAGCATCTGTGGATGGCGAAGCATATGACCAAGAAAAATATGGTCAATACTTTAGACCAGCAGGTATTGGTGCAAGAACAGGTGATCCAGTAGCAACGCCAAAAGCGTCTACACCGGCTCCTAAAAAGGATACGGTTCAGGAAACGCCAAAGTCTAATGCTGATACTACTAAACAGAATAGTAAAGCTGAAGACATTTTAGCGATGATTAGAGCAAGACAACAAAAGTAACTTAATTAATATGGTGGGGATTAATTCCCCACTATACAATATTATGAAAAAAGAAATTAAAAAGATAATAGACTGGATATTATACAAACAAATACCTGCTTGGATATTGTTATTAGTAATAATAATCTGGATCTTAATATAGGATAAAAAATGGCAAATAAGGCGTTTGACGTATCAAAATTCAGAAAAAGTATTACAAAAAACATTCAAGGATTAGGCATAGGGTTCAACGATCCAACAGATTGGATAAGCACAGGAAACTATGCGTTAAATTATTTAACAAGCGGTGATTTTAACAGAGGTATACCTTTAGGAAAAGTAACAGTATTAGCAGGTGAACCACAAGCAGGAAAATCTTATATAGCATCAGGTAACATTATTAAGTCAGCACAAGAACAAGGAATTTTTGTAATTTTAATAGATTCAGAAAATGCTTTAGATGAAAAATGGCTACAAGCACTTAACGTAGATACAGATGATAAGAAACTTTTAAAATTAAGTTTATCCATGATAGATGATGTAGCAAAAACTATATCAACATTTATGAAAGATTACAAAGAACAATATGCAGAAAATAAAATAGATGCACCAAAAATTTTATTTGTAGTAGATAGTTTAGGTATGTTATTAACACCCACTGACGTTGATCAATTTGAAAGGGGTGATATGAAAGGTGATTTAGGTAGAAAAGCAAAATCTTTAACAGCACTTGTAAGAAATTGTGTTAATATGTTTGGTAGTTGGAATGTAGGACTTGTTGCAACAAATCATACTTACGCATCACAAGATATGTTTGATCCCGATGATAAAATATCAGGCGGACAAGGATTTGTATATGCATCATCTATTGTAATAGCAATGAAAAAATTAAAGTTAAAAGAAGATGAAGACGGTAATAAAATAACAGATGTACGTGGTATTAGAGCGGCTTGTAAAGTTATGAAAACAAGATTTGCAAAACCGTTTGAGTCGGTACAAGTTAAAATTCCATATGATACAGGCATGGATCCATATAGTGGATTAGTAGACTTATTTGAGAAAAAAGGTATTTTAGTCAAATCGGGTAATAGATTAAAGTACGTCGGACCTGACGGAAAAGAGCACTTAGATTATAGAAAAGCATGGACCGGAGATAAATTAAAGATGTTAATGGATGATTTTGACCAGATGCAAGATAATCCAACAGCAAAAGAAATTGAAGAAGAAACGGAGTAATCTATGCTAGATTCTAACAAAGTAATAGAACTATGGCAGTTCTTTAAAGAATATCTAGATCAAAAACAAATAGAAGTAATTGCAGAAAAATACGTTGATTTATTAGCAGACTACGGAGTTTCAGATGTAGAATTACAAGATGCAATAGGTCATGATGATATTTTAGATGATGCAATAAATTATTATTTAGATGTAGATAATGAGGATAAACACGACGACGAATTAGAAGATTATTAATGTCAAATTGGTATACAAAAATATCTAGAAGTACTGGAGAAATACCTGAAGCTATTAAGTATTTTGAAACTGAATTACAAAGTGCAAGAACTGAAATAAAAATTAGAGGTAATGTTGAAAAACAATCAGCAGAATTACCTGGTGTAGTTGAAAATAGATTCCATCAATTACAAGAAATAGAAGCAATATTAGAATACTTAAATATAGAATTAAGAAGATTAAGAAGCAAATTTTTCAAAAAATATTTAGAAAATTATCAAAGAGCATTGTCTAGTAGAGACGTAGAAAAATACGTAGATGGTGAACCAGACGTTGTTGACTACGAAAAAATTATTAATGAATTTGCATTATTGCGTAATAAATGGTTAGCAGTAACCAAAGGATTAGACCAAAAACAGTGGCAAATAACTAATATAGTTAAGTTAAGAGTTGCTGGTATGGAAGACGCAACCGTTTAACACCTTCCACCAAACTTCCTCCAAATAAATATTACAAAATAACCATGACTGAATTCAAATTGCCAAAATTGGAAGGTGACAAATCATCCGGATCACATATAATTTATTATAGTTGTGACCCTAATTATTGGAATGATTACGGAATATACTTGGCTAAAAGCACTACATTTTACAACCCCGATGTGTATTTGCACATACATATTTTATTCAATAACAAAGTTGAACATATTAATAAACTTAACGATCCAAAAATATCTTATTCTTACGAACTTGTAACTGATAAATTTTTAAATTCATTAAAGTTAACTAGCAACACATATTATAGAACAAGAAGTTATGATTTACTACATACAAAAGATGAAAAAATAGTTAAACAAAAAATATATTTTGCTAGTATAAGATTTATTAGAATAAAAGAACTTTTTAAAAATAGCCAACACGTATTACAACTAGATGCTGATGGACTTTGTCGCAAAAAATTTAATTTAACAGACTTTGAAAAAATTACAAAATTGCCATCAGCAATGAGAAAACCAAAAGATCCTAATACATTAATTGCAAGTTGTATAACACCTGGTACAGGAATAGAAAGTTCTAAATTTAAAACTAATTTAGCTGTACAAATGACTACGGCTTTTGCTGGAGAAATTTATTGGTTCATAGATCAAGTTATATTAAAAAAAGTTTTTAGTAAATTTAAATTTGAATCTATTCCTTATCATTGGAATGCTTGGGGTTTTAAACCGGCAGATATATTCAGTACAGCAAAAGGTAAAAAGAAAAACAATTGGAGATACCTAGATGTAAGAGCAAATTGGTTAGATAAAAAAGCACGAAAAGAATATATTTTAAATTGTACAGAAGGTAGAAAGAGAAACTTACTTAACAAATGAGAACGCAAGGTTACATAATTTATTTGCCACATCATAAAAATAGTGTCCTATGGAGTGATGAAGCATTAAAATCTGGAAAAAAATATAATTGGAATTTACAATTATTTCCTGGCGTTGATGGCAAAAAAGAAACTCTTAAAGATTATGGTTTAACAATATATCAAAAAAATAAAAAATGTAAAAGATATATGTCTAGACCAGGCACAGCCGGTTGCTTTTTAAGTCAATGGCAGTTATGGAATATGTGTTATAATACTAATAAAACTATAGCAATATATGAGCATGATGTAATTTTTAAAAAGCCAATGGAGCAACAATATAAATTTAATGATGTAATTAAATTAGAAGGATTTAATAAAGCTAAACCAGTTGCTGGACAGTGGTGGGAAGGTGCAAGAGCATATCTAATTAAACCAAAAGGTGCTAAAAAAATAATTGATTGGGTTAAACTTAATGGTGCTATGCCGGCAGATTGGATGTTAAATGATGGTATAGTAGATGTTAAATTTGACGTAAACAAGGCAGTAACATATAAACAAAGAGCATTTAGCTTTACAAAGGATTTAAAATGAAACAACTAATATTTCAAGTTGCTGTTGGTAAACAAAATATATTATATGAAATTTGTATTAAAAGTGTAGCAAAGTATTGTAAAAAATTTAATATAGATCATATTGTATTAAGAGAACCTAAATTAAAAATTAGACCAGATTTAAATAGAACAGGACGCAGTAAAGAAGCAGTTGAAAG